TTCGGAGGTTTAGTCCCAAATCTGTCCCATGATGAAATTGGAAAGACGGGATGAAAGGCGTAACTCATTGATACTTAATGGCACGCCCTATAGGATTCGAACCTATGACCTACGGCTTAGAAGTTCCTAGAATCACCATTTAACACAGTAACTTACCGCATCAAACCGCGCTCACACGTCCCAAGATGCAAAAAGATAGAAAACCATATCAACAGATGTGAAAACATCCCTGTCCCAGTTTTGTCCCATTAAGCATTGCTAACAATTATGTCCCTCGCGTGGTTAGCTGTGACCAGCCACCGGCAGTAAATGTAAAATCAACTCCTTCGTTTGCTCGAGGGTCGGGATTCTGTGTTCTCGCCCCAATCCAAGGTGCAGATGTTGGCAGCCTCCAGGCAGATTTAGTGCCATTAATTCGGACATTATTCAGTAACCACACCCCTGCAGCAGAGCCTGATAAAGTGTAATTTCCAGGAACAAGTATGTCTAAAAATGAAACATCAACATTTGTCCCGGTTATATTTATGGATTGAATCCTGGTTTGACTAAAATCCGCCCTATAGTTGTTATCTACAGTTATGCCAGATTGTATATATCCTCCGTTTATATATGCTCTCTCGCCTACAAAGTGAGGCTCTCCATTAAATGTACAATTGGTATATGTGGTCGTCTGTAATGGCTGTATGCTGAACGTATTTCTAAAAAGACAATTGTATATTTTGCATACGTTATTTATCACATTTGTAAAATTCCCTCCGTTAATTGATGAGGTTGGGTCTTCTCCTGTGAAATCACCTGATACCTCAACTCTATTAACGGTGCATCTTGCATTTGCCACTACCTTTAGGTTTTTTGCGTAAACAACGCCATTACTTCCACCTAAAGGCCCTGGGTCACCTGACATTAAAACAATGGTTCCTCTCGGTGAGCCTAGGGTGTCTGATGAGGTATCAACTGCACCAAATGCATGAATATGCTCTAAAGGGTTTGTTGGAACTATATCAACGCTAACATTTCCTATACCACCACCCACAGATGAGAAGTATGAATTAACACGCCCAAATCCAGTCCTTGTTTCAAATGCCTTAGGGTTTGTCGGGCTTGTAGTTACAATAGTTAGCTCTTCGTGAACGCGCAGTAGACGCAATTTACTACCAACTACCATCCAAGCTTTTTCCGAGCAATCATGCGCCATAATGCCGCCAATTGTCAGGGCATTGCTCTCATCAGCGCCAGCCATATTGTCGAATACTGAAACCTCAACTCCAAATCTTGTTATGTCTCCACATCTTTCAGCTTCAATAATGTCTATTTTGCTGTCATAGCAACACGCAAGATGAACGCCTCGACCAATAAAACCATAAGCCTTTAATCTGCCTACTCTGCTGCGAGTAAATGTCAGGCGCATACCTTGTACCGATCCGGATCGAGAGACCAGATTGACAACCTCAATAGATCCATTCCAATCAATATTTCCATACGTCGAGCCTGGAATATATCTCCCTTGAGAGTCAAATCTCGCATTATCAGCCCTAACGGCTACACCAACTCCAGTAGGATCGGTAAATAGAGTTCCATTCACGTAAATAGTCAGATTTCCGACAATGTGTCGAAGATTAGAGAGGTCTAGTGGCTTAGTGATATAGATTCCACTATCAGAGTACATTGCATTGCCGGTTTGCGTTACATTCAGCGTCAGCGTTGAGTTGCTGGCTACGCAATAGTTAACGAGGGATTGCAATTTATCTGAGTAGTCAACAAAATTCGTCAATAGCCTATTTTGTAGCTTTATACCGTAAAGCTCTGGTGTTATGGTTGATACTTTACGTTTCCATATATACTGCGGGCTGCTTCTAAATACCATTCCGCCATCATCGGCAGTTATAGTGTCAGCAACGGATTCCAAAAAACCACCGCCAAATCCAGCCTCGCCAGGGTAGTAACCCTCAAGGCTAATTAGCTGTGCATTGCGTGATGGGACAATCGTTCTTAAAGTGTTTACGTCTGGGCACCGTCCAATTAATTTGAAACCATCTGGCCCAGATAGCTGCTGACGAAGTTGGTCAGGATCATACTTCAGTACGTTAGGGAAATAGAACTGCTGAGCGCCATAGCCATCGTAAACGGCCATGCTATGCCCCTGCACAGTCACGAATTTGGCGATCTGTCCGCTGTATACTGGATAGCCACCTGCGTTAATCATGATCGGCTGAGCCATTGGAACGAGCGACCCATCCTCATTTTCCAGATAAACCTGAATTTGGTTTTCTGGGATGGTTGGATCAGTATCAATCTTGCCGATGTAAATCCTGCCGTTAGCTGCAGCTTTGAACGAGCGAGCTAGCGTGAACAATTGCGAAGGCATTGAGACGACAACGTTAGGGACGATATCGACCATTTAGTTTCTCCAGGCGTGTGGAATCCCCACAGGTCACGCCTGCGGTGGTTTTTAGGTATAAAAAAAGCCCGACTGGATAGCCGGGCCCTGGTGTTGGATGCTGTTACATGTAGTGAATTATTAGAATGATAATTACCCAGAATGCTAAGCAAAATGCTACGACTGCAAGCCAGGCGTTACGGCGATTCCATCTCATTTTTCCACCTTTTGTACTGCTATGCACGACACTACTAATCGGTGGGTAAATCATCAAATTGGAACTACAGATCAATAACTTGATATTGATCGGCGTTGACGATCGATTGATGTAAGGTGTTGATAGATATAAAAGATACCATTTTGGTACTATTGTACATGCGCACAGCTGAACCTATGATTCCGATCCAAACAACTGTGAGGTCGGACTATGGATGATATGGAAACGCAGTTCCACCTAAGGCTGCCAAAAGATGTTCATAGCAAGGTTAAGCAGCGAGCAAAGATGAATGGTCGCTCTCTGAATGCTGAAATAACCTTTATTATTGAAGAATCATTATCACAACCAGTAAAGGTTATTGGATTCCGTGACGAAGTAGAAAAAGAAGCTGAATCACTTTCTCAGGAAGTAAAAAAGGTCGTATTTGAAAAGGTGGTAGCTCATTACAGAAAAGAAAAAACCCGCAGTTAAGCGGGTTATGTTATCTGTTTTATGGTGTCTTTATGCGACGTCAGCACCGTGGAGAAGGTGGCGTAAAGCCTCGACACCGTTGGCGTTGTATCGGAACGCCTCAACTTGCTTCGAAGAGTGAGCTGACTTGTCCAGGAAGAATTTGCCAAACTGCTCTGTCTTCAGGTTATTGGCATTTGCCACACGACCAATTTTGTTGGCAGAGACTTCCAGCATTTCACCAACCTCACCTGCCGTGTAATAATGCTCTTCGATAACCGGCAAGGGGATTGCATCGAAACCTGCCACCGGGTTTATGATATTGGCAGCCGCGCACTGTTTAGCCTCCGGACTTAAGTGAGGCATCATGTCGAATAGCTCATGAACTGCGGCCACTGACAATTTCAACGTTCTTGCACGGCGGTACTCAGGCAACCCCGATGAGCTCTTCGCATTTACACCATTTGCCTCCAGATCTCTCAGGCGGCGTATCACCTTCATTCGTAGCTTTGCATTGTATCCGGTCAGTAAGCATTCTACGTGCTCACGGTCGAGCAAATACTCAGATTGCTTGCGATTCATACTGTCCAAATAGATGTGCTCAAATTTGAGCGCATCTTCTTGCAGCTCTTCAAGCATTACCTCGATATCGCGCTTGACATTTTTATGTTGCTTCCCGGTCAGTGCCGCAATCTCACGGCTTGACATAGTGACAACAGATCGTGCTTTTGCTACAGTTAATGCAGTCATAAAGACCTCAGTAGTTTGATTGACATCGACCGCCAGTTGCACCTGGCGGTTTTTATTTGCCCAATGTCCGGGGCAAAATCCCTAATGCTTTCGCATCATTTTCTCTGTCGCAGGTCTGCGACCTATAAATCCTGTTGGCTCAAACCCCAGGTCTGTGGCTATGCCGCTTGCAATAGCCTCAAACGTGTTTGCCTTACCTAGAAACTCAACATCAGAACCAAACAGGGTGTCTCTGATGATTACCTTCACGTAGTACCTATGCAGCGGGGATTCCTCAGGCTTCAGTTCAGCTTCGCGATCCAGGATGTCGAGCACCCATTTTCTGAATTCTTTTGCTACCGGAGTGCGGGCAAACATAGCTATCAGATGAGCCCCGCGCAGAGAGAAAACACGTACCTTCATGCGCCGAGATGAACCATTGATGCCATTGGTCACTGATTCGATGACCATTGTCATTCCTAAGGAAAATTCTTCTTCATACTGAGTGAAGAGGTTTGAGATTGACTTAGTGCTTTTGTATCCAAGAGCTCTTGCCACATCAGCAGATGTCAGCCAAACGCCATTCATTTTCTCAACCGGCTGCAGACTTACGCCGTGGAAATTGAAATCGGATTTTGCTACAGTATTCATGTTGGTTTTCTCCGAGATTACTGACATAGAGACCCGGTTGGTGTTAGCGCACTGCCGGGTTTCGTTCATTCTGGGCATTTAACACCATTCCTTTCCGCATACTCCCTAACCGCTCTTACAACCTCTTTGCTAAAAGAACGGTCAGATTTTTCAGCTAGTTCTTCTATGGCCTTCTCCAGCCACTCTGGCATCCTCAATGTTTTCACTTTCATATCGCCTCCTTTGTATGTGCTATGCATACATAGTATGTAGGTACGCATTGCTCGTCAATAGGTATCTACGTACTATCACGTAAAATGTGAGGTATATATGGCAGAAAGAAAATATCGACACCCCCAGGTAAACCTTAGGATGCCTGAAGAGCTCAAAGGTAAGATCGCAAAAATAGCAGAGGCTAATGGAAGATCTGCCAATGCAGAGATGGTAATGGCTATCGAGGCATGGGTTTCATATCACGAAAGAGAAAATGGTGAAAATGTCACCAAAGTAAACATGCCGATGACAAAAGACGAAATGAAAGTCCTTGTGGACAAGGTAAAGGAAGCAGTGGTTACTCAGCTTGTACAGAAGTACACGTTTATACCAAAGGAATGACATAGAAGCCCACCTAGGTGGGCTATATTAAAGCCATGATCTTCCATTTCGGAGGTTTGTATGTGGATATTGAATTGGATAGGAATAGCTCTGGTAGCTTGGGTTGTCATTTCTATCATTGAAGATGCAAGACTTCGTGGATACCGAAAGAAATTTACTGGCCGTCAGAAGAGTAACCGCGAGAAATGATAGATGCAGCATCGGCCGCCTGACCAAGAACTCGCTCATATACAGGGGTTCCGGCCTTGGTGTTAGCTAGTTTGAGCATTGCATTCCTGAATGATCTGCTCTCATATGCCCTTGCCAATGCCCCATAACTGAGAGCTGCGCCGGTGGCAACTCCTCCCGTACCTATCACGTCAGTTGCCACTCCGGCAGGAACAGCTATCTGAAATAACTCCTGCCCTGTAGGCGTTGCTGCTCCGGCGCGAGAGGCTCTTCGTGTTTGGTCTAGGTATTTTGTCAGCCCATTAAGATATTGCCTATCAGCGCCTTTGAACAATATTCCAGTCTGAGATGATAGTCTGTTTACCTCATTCAGGAACTTGTCTGGACTTCCACCGGATTTCTCATAGGCCTTACCGATAACTGACGCTCTTGCGGCATTTCTCCCCCTAGCATCAAGCGATCCATAAAGTTGCTTAACCTCACTTGGCTTACTGCTAAACAGCAGGTTGTTAACAACTTCTGGTGTTAACTCCCCTTTCTGAAGAACATTTTTTAACCGTGTGTTATTTACCAGCTGCGCTTCATTAGCATATACGGCATTTGCTTGCTTGTAGCGATATGCAGCTTTAGCCCCAAGGTTGTCAGTTACCGCGCGATTGATGTCGTCAGTTATAGATGAATAAACCCGATTTACAGCTGCCTGTGACTGGTTTGGCCATGCCACTCTATCCCCTTTAACATCCTGCCTGAATTGCGTCCTAAGATCCCTTAGCAGACCAAAATCTGCACCTTTACTCAGCTCATCCCTGTATGTTTGAAGCTTGGCAATTGTTTGAGAGTCGGCCGCCGAACCAAGCCTTGATAAGTTGGCAATCTCTTTATCAATAGCTGCGACTGATTGCACAGGGTTGATAGCTCCAATGGACTGCATGGCGTCATTAACTTGGGTGAGGCGCTGGCCTGCTGCTTTCTTCACCTTGCTAGTCTGTCGCTGAAGGCTGCTAACAATCTCCTCTGGAGCGGCAGAATCAAACTGCTGCGTATAGTTTTGCACTAACTGACTTCTGGCCTCCTGCTGCCCCCTACGAACCGCACCTGTGCCAGTAACCGGAATCTTTTCCCCGAGAGCCTGAGCAGAACGACCGGCGAAAGTTCCAGGCTGGGCGACATCCGTCGTCAGCAATGGAGCGTTGTTCTTCTCTGCAAAGTCTATCGCCTGCCTTGCCTCCGGAGCAATCTCACCTCTAACCGCGGTAATTCCTCGACCAATTCCCCTTGCTGCAGCAGACAATAAACCTTGCGCGCCAAGGTTAACTGCCGCATTAGTAGCGGCATTTTGAGCAAAATCGCCATCTTGGTTGCCTGCTTCTGATAGCGATCCAAGCGCCATGTTTCCTGCCATGCCAAGCCCTGGGGTTAAATAGCCGCCAATAGTCTCACCAGCTTGCGCATATGGGTCTGTAGGACGATCTACAGGCCGGTAAACATCATCCAGAACCTTTGGCCCTCCTAGCCCTTGGCTGATGGCGTTAATTAGGCTTGCACCACCCTGCAGAACGTCGAATGGGATATTGACTAATCCGCGCGCCGCTTGTTCTGCATTATCCAACATCGAAGGAGCACTACTTCCAGGATTAGTTGGCTGAGCGGCAGGTGTTTCTAGTGTCGAGCCCTGTTGCGCAGGGGTTGTTTGCCCAGCAAAGTATTCATCAATGGCTGATCCGATGTCATCGGTGCTGGTTCCGTCAGGGAACGTAAACGTCTTCCCATTTGCCGTAACTTTCATCATTCCACCTTAAACTGAATGCCTGATTTAGTGGTGTGAGTTCCTGCAGGAGTTGTTGCTGCCGATTGACCTGATGACTGTCGTTTACCGCCAACATTCACTTGGTATTGCTGATTGTAGTTGTCGGTATATTCTTGGATATCTCGCAAAGACTGTTGCATAGAAGCAGGGCTTGAGTAGTCAACCTGTGGCATGCCCTGGAAGTACATTTTCGCCTCTGCAACGGTATTAATCCCGCTCGCCCCCATGTCCCTTGCCGCAGCTACGCCTTGGTTCTGCATGCGACCTTGAATGCGTCTTGATGCATTATAAAGTTGTCGCTGATCTTTATTTCCTGGAAGCCTGCTCCTTATTTCCGCGTCAACAGATGGAGTCCCTGACCCACCAGTAACACCAGTCATGAAGCCAAGCTGGCTAGCATCGGCATTGGCGATCGCGTCAATATCTTTACGCATCGCGTAGTTTTGCGCGTTTGCTGCAGATGTTGGCGGGGCTGAGATTGCGCTGGCAGGTACTCGAACCATATTCCCGTTATCATCCTTGCCTTCATAGAATGCATTGGCACCTTGTCCATGCAGCTTCCCTGATACGGTTACTGTTCTCCCGTCTGATAATTGGACTGTGTTGTCGGCGTCACCACCTGGCCGCCCCCTGACTCGCAGATATGTTTGCTGCTGTTCAGGGGAAAGGCTGTTGAAGTACTGATATTCTCTAACGCTGGCTGGAACTGCGCCGCCGGCGCTGCGCATTGAGTTCTGCGCGCTAATATCCTGACCACGCATCGTGATGTTCTGCCCACGAATCGTATTGGCTTCGCTCGCCTGGTTACTGCGAATGCTTTCATCCAGACGCCCCTGTTCCAGTCTGCGCCCCTGCTGCTTATCTAGCACGTCGAAATACTTATCATGTCCAAGGGAGAATAGAGCCAGATTTCCGGCGAAGTCAGAGAAGCCTTTCGGATCTTGCTGCTGCATAGCGGCCACATCTACCGGGTTTAAGCCAACTCGCTTCATATCATCCGCATTATCTACGAGATATTTACCGAACGCTGCTTGGCCTTGTGATGATGCCAATTGTGCGCGAGTGGCCAGATTTCCGATGGTGTTACGCTGGTCATCGTCGATAAATCCCATGCCATTACGCACAGCCTCAAACTGATCAGGGAATTGCGCTGCCAGGTCGCGCATTGCATTACGATCGCCAGATTTGAAAGCATTCGCATATTGCTGCTGAAACTCCTGCTGGCGTTGCTGTTGTTGCTGCTGGTTGTAGATGTCAGCGACGCCTGCCAGCCCGCGCAGACCGGTAAGAGCAACGTTGTTTGCTCCGGAGCGTGCAAGCTCGTTATTGTCGCGGATCAAGCCTAGCGTGGTGTTGATATCGCTTGCTTGTGGCGCGTTGATATTTTGGCGGCCAATGCCAGCCAGCAACCCGCCGCCATTACTTTCTTGCCATGTTGCCATTAGAATCCAAGCCCCCCTAGCAACCCTAAACCGCCGCCAATAGCCGCACCCCATGGAGTAGATGAGCCAATCAACTTAGCAATGCCGCCACCCAGAAGAGCACCAGATGCTCCGCCACTAATCCCTTGCTGGAGAGAGGACGGCCTGTTACCAGCTGCTGCAGCCAAACCAGCCCCTTGCATCGAAAGCTGGCCCGCATTGTTAGCGAAGTTCTGACCGGCGTTTGCTTGCCCTTGCAAGGCTCCAAGGCCAATATTGGCGAGATTGTTGTAGTTATTCATTTGCCCAGAAAGCCAGTTTTGCCCCAGCGTAGGAGCGATTGTCGCCAAGCCGTTGCTTGTAGCAGTGCTGCCAAGGCCACCAGTAGCCTCTGCTGATGCTAATTGCTGGTATCGCGCCTGATTGGCGAGGTCTTTGTATTGGCCGGAGTTGTAATAATCGTTCAACGCTGATTGCTGGCCGCCGAGCGTGGAGAGGTTTTGCAGTTGCCCAATGTATTGCTGAGCCAGCGGAGTGAACGGCGCAAGGTTTCCCATGATGCGCTCGAACTGCTGGTTTTGCAGGTCAGCAGCGTACTTTGTGGCATCTGCAGCCGCGCCGGCGCCGCCATCCCCGCCTCCACCTTTACCGCCTTTTTCAGCGCGCACGGGCTCTTCCCGCAACATGTATTTGCGGTTAAATGTCATTGCAAAATGCATAGCGTGATTCCTATTTGGAGTGCTGTTCCAGGAACTCCGTCAGCTCTTCGCGAGTAGCGGAATAGAAAGTGACGTCATCAACGCCTTTGAAGTATTTCTTAATGGTGCCGACACGCTTGAGGCCAAGCATCGTGCAGTAAATCTGCCCATGACGGAATTTGCGCGCGGCAAACGAGGTAACGCATTGCACGTTGAAATTCGCCAGGATGAATCGCCAGAAGTTCAAGCCGATTTTCTGGCTGAATCCGCGCGCCTCTTTCAGGTACATCGCGTGACAGTCGAAGGTCAGCGGCTGGATTTCGTGAAAGTAGATGATGCCACCAAACTGGCCATGCACATGCACCTCGAAATAACGATGTCCGGGCTGATAATCGAATGCGTCACCGTTATTGCTACCAGCGATGATATCGGGATGGTTCCCGACTGCCTCTATCAGGTCGATGTTCCGCGTTGGTTTGAATTCAATCATCAGTTAATCTCCCCGTGAGCCCTCAGGTCATCCTCAAGCGCCTTAATGCGCTGGCGAGCCTGAGTGAGGGAGTTGGCGATCTGCTGTATCTGAACGATGTCCAGAATGCCAATCGTCCACGCCTGGTTAGCGTCAAATGTCCCGCGATACGCAGTGCCGGTTGCTGCAGTCCAGCCCGTTCGTTGTGCGCCGACAACCTGAATTCCTGCCACTTTGTACGAAACAGCATTAACGCTGCCGCCAACTTGCAGCTTGTCAGTGGTTGGTGTAGCTACGTTGCCTACGAGGAACGAGCCGCCGGAGGCCTGCACCGATTGGCTCGTTGAGACGGCCTTGGATACATAGTTGGTTTCGATTGTTGAAACCTTTCCCTGCAGAGTGGTGATATTTCCTTCTGCAGTGGTAACTCGCGTTGTCAGTGAGGCGACATTAGTTTGCAGCGATGTAATGTTGCTCTCAGCCGTCACCATGCGGATCGTTAGACTAGCAATGTCCGTTGTGTTCTGGGTGATGCGCGTTTCGTGGTTGGCCAGTTCTGCTTCGTTGGCCGTAATGCGAGTTTCGTGGTCTACAAGCTCAGCCTCTGCGGCTGTGATTCGTGTTTCATGATTAGCCAGTGTCGCTTCAGCAGCAGTGATGCGTTGTTCGTGATTGATGAGCGTTTGCTCTGCTGCCTCAATCCTGGTTTCATGGTCTGCCAGAACTAAATCTTGCTCATCGTTCTTCTTCTGCGCATCCCACGCTCCCTGCCCGGCCTCGTTTGCCTTTCCGGCTACATTACCCAGATCTGTTCCCTGCTGGATGACATAAAGCAGGTAAGGCTGAGAGAAGATATTGCGAGGTAAGAGCGTGGCATCTATGCGCGTAGCTTGGATGATTACCGGTTCTTTCAATCCATCATCAGCCATCATTCAATCCTCAATGAGCAGTCCGATAGAGTTACCGGCGAGCGGGTAATCACGCGAACCTTGAAGCCGATATTTTTCCTTACGCGACCTACACGACGCCATATAGCGCGCTTGTCGTAGATGAATGGAGCGTTGTAATCGACCATTTGCTCTCGGCCGTAGTTTGAGCCATCAACAGTCGCGGAGATGAAAAGGCGCTCCGCCCACTGAGACACTCCAGTTGCAGACTCGAGCTCAAAGTCGAACACCCTGGCGTTATCGGCCTTAAACATCGGCGTGAATAGCAGATGCTCAGCTTGCTTGTCGTATTGCGCGGATGAGTCGAATTTAAGCGCGCCGGTGACAGCCTCTAGCTTGTCCCCAACCGTTACCTGATTGCCTTCGAAAACATAATCAATGGCGCGATGAACGTCATCAAATAGGCCGGTTTTCAAAATGCACCACTGCGGGCCGCTTTGGCTGGCTGTGGCGTCGTAACACAGGACGTGGCGAGGAAGATGGGCGATCAGCAGTTCATGGCTATCAAACCGAATTGACTCCAGCACGCCAGTAGCAAGCTCGTCAGCCGTGTAGCTGCGCAATACCTTTTCCACCGTTGCAGTGGCAATCTGCGAGGCTTGCCCGTTGTTGATCATGTAGATGGAGGGTGCTCCGGTAGACTGATGGCTGATGAACGCGAAAGAATCCATGAACTCAGCTTTGCAGTAAGTTCCAGCGATTCCCCTCTGCACCATTAATGATGGCTGCGCCACATAAATCGGTGCTGTTGCGTCAGCTGACCCAGATAGAGAGAAATACTCGATAGTGCTACTACCAAACATCACGACGAAGTCACGCCACACGCCACAACCAATAATGCCATCGGGCTGACTCTCTGCCGTATAGAACGGACGGAATCTGTCAGGGTGTGATTCATCCTCAAGGTCTGTTACGCCGAAGGTCTGAGTGCCGTCTTTAACCCATACATAACGGCCACGGGCCCGGCAGATATCTCTGACACTGCCAATGTCGTATTGAGCAAAGTCAGTTCCGCCTACATTTGGCGGCCAGTTATCCAGGGTTTTAATCGTGCCATCGTATCGATAAAGCGTCATCGCTCCATTGGCTGCTACCGCCTGACTGGTAGCGCTATGGGCCATGCTTACACGCTTATCTCCCGCTACATCACCTCGCTCATTGCCACCTCGATAGATCTTCCCTCCAGCAACACGATACGGAATATTTTGAACTGTGTTGTACTCCACCCCGCGGGATACTCCAGAAACGTCTGAACGCTTCGCTACGCCTGGGAAAGAGCGAAGATACCCTGATGCATTCAGAACCTCTTTCGGAGTCGCCAGCATGTTCACAGGAAGCAAATCGACGTAATCAGCATTGCGGTAGTCTTTGCCAAGGCCTTTGGCTAATGGCAGCTTTTGGATTGGCATGTGTCACCTACTGATTTGGAATATCGCCGTCAATCGGCGGAAGATCGCCTGGGTAATATCGGTCGATGGTAAACACGTCGTATTTGTTGCCCTGCCCAAGCGGGAAATCTCCTCGGCGGCACATCGAAGGAACAACGAGCGTATCAGTCAGAAGCGCGTCATATGAGCGCTGAGCATTAGTCAGAACTTGAGGCGATGGCTCTACGCCATAATCAGACAGCATGCGGAGGATTAGCTGATAGCCAACTGCATGCTTGTATTTGCGCGGCAGTCCAGAGTCATCGTCTGGTAACGGCTCCTCGCCATCCGCCGCGAACAAATAACCTACGTTCCCGGGATTGATCATCCACTCGGCGATCATGTCTTCGAGGTCATGAATGGCATCCTCGACAGATTGAGGCGCTACATCGGTTAGAGTTGCGTTTGAAGCTACTGCGGGTTTTCTGAGAGCGAATAAGACGATCTCACCCTTTGTCAGAGTCGTTGCCATTGTCAGCCGCCTTGCGCCCACGTTTAACAACCGGCTTAATGTCGTCAACGGAAGCCACAAAGCCGAGCTTTTCGTAAATTGGGAAGTCTTTCTCTGCGATTACAGCCTGAACATGGCCGGCTTCGTTATCGGCAGCCATAAAGATGCTCATGCGATCCATTTCGCCTCCTAAAAATAAAGGGGCCGAAGCCCCTCTTGATTACGGATTGCCGAAGAACTGGCCGCCCATGTGTGGGTTGAAGCACACGTAGGCTGGCAGCAGGTCGAAACGCATTTTCTGCACGTTAGCATCGCCATCCGAGTATTTGTGTACGCGGATAGAGAAGCCTTCGTAAGTTGCGACTGCAGAGTCGATGCTGTTCAGTTTTGGCAGAGGAATGGTACCCAGGCCGCAGAAGAACTTGTTGTAGAACAGGTTCGGCTTCATGGTCTGGCTTGCAGTGCCGATTACAGTTACCGCATCACCAGCTGCAACCTGACGGCTTACTGCGTTGTACTGTGAGTTGGTGGTGTCGTAAATCGGCACGCCTGACAGAGTAACTGTCACTGCGCCACCGGCGGTGGAGTTCGCATCGGCCAGAACGGTTGCGGTGAAGCTGATTGGCGCAGAACCGTTATAAAGCACTTGCTTGCTCTGCTGCTGCAGCCAGTAGGTGTTAGTGAACTTAATCTGGTCGCCAGCTTTCAGGAAGCCAGTTACAGATGCAGTTGCGCCGGTCAGTGTTACCTGGAACTGATAGGTGTCTTTCACCGCGTTATAGGTCACGGTCGGAGCTGTTTGCACCGTCAGCGTGCCACCGAATGCACCTTGCGTACGGGATGCCAGGCCATTAGACATCAGCGCGCGGATACCGCCGAAGTTAGTGGAGATCTGCGCATTTTCCCAGGCGGTGCGAACCAGTTGGTCGGCAGCGTGCAGACCAGATTGCGCGTCTGCCAGGCGCTGAGCTGACCACGGATCCATTACCGCATAGTTCTCACCCTCAACGACGCCCAAATCCTTCAGGAAGGATGCGGTTTGAGCCACATCAGACCATTTATTGATCGGGGTATTGGGGCTACCCAGAGCCAGTGCGCCGTTGTTCATCATGAACTTGGCCAGCTCAGTCTCCAGGTCAGTTACGATGCGCTGGCGAACCGGAGCCAGGATTTCTTCCAGCTGGTTCAGCTTGATTGCCTCTTCAAGTTGCTGATACTCGACGGCAACGGTGATGTAGTTGCCGACGCGGCCAGTTGCCTTACCGGAAATCAGGTTGTTCTTCGCCTGCCCGGAGATGTCGCCGGTAGGAGTGCGCAGAGATGAGAACTGATGCGGACGTTTGAAGCTTACGCTATCGCCGGTATTGGAGTTGATTTCCCCAGCCAGCAATTGACGATCGACGGTCTTTGCCAATACCAGGTCGGACATGAAACCAGGCAGGAATTTTTTCAGGACGATTTGACTGACGTTACTGTTTAAATCATTGGTAGCCATTTAGCTGTTCCTTATTCGATTTTAGCGCCGGGGCAGAGTTTGTTGAAATCATCTTGTTTCGCATCAGCGCCGCCACCACGAACCTCCGGCTCTGGCTTGATGGCTTTCTTAGGCTTCGGTGCCAACTTAACTTGCTGGCTAATCTGGCCTAAGAGGAATGCTGCGCGAATTGGGTCTGTCTCAGCGGCTACACGCTGGCGTAGTTGTTGGTTCTTGCCCAGCGCATAAGCAACGAGCTCAGAACCTTCGTCGGCGGCATGAATCAAGATTTCCTGTTGGATAACCGGAATCTCCTGGCGAACGATGTCTTCCATCTCGCGATAGTCTTTCACCGGAAGCTTTGCTGCTCGCTCCTGATGCTTCGTAAGGCGCTGTGTTAGTCGTTGCTGCAATTCCTGCTGCTGACGTTGCTGCTGTTGTTTAACCTGCTCAGCACGGCCTTTCTTCTCATGCCAATCAGTCATCGCCTGCTCAAACGCTGCTTCGTCGTACTCGCACGACTCAAGGGTCGGCTTTGGAGGAATAACGTCTGATTGTGGTTGCTGCGCTTCTGCTGGCTTGGATTGAATCTGCTCAAGCTGGCGGCGTAGCTCCCGGTTTTCTTTCTGTGTTTCTTTGAAGCCCTTGCGAAGCTCTTTCACCCATTGAGGAGCTGGCTGCCCATCAATGTGATCGTCTTCTTCAGGGTTGAGGCTAATTTCTTCATCACCGATTTGCAGTGAGTAATCCTCTGGCTGCTCTTCTGGCTGTTCACTTTCGGCCTTTTTCTCTTTCTGCTCTGGCTCTTCCTGTGATTTATTCTCAGGATTTTCCTTTGCTTCAGTGATTACTTCTTCGGCTTTTTCCTGTTTTTCAGACAGGTCAATAACCTGACCGTCGATGATCAGTTCGCTTTCCATTGATTACTCCTGGTTAACTCGGCATTGAGTCTGCCGGTGACTGTGGTGATGTGGGGATTTGTTCTTGCTGGGATTTAAGAAGGTCGTTCAGGAGCTGAATTGCATCCATAACCCCTTTCTTGTTGATGTTCTGTGCCTGGGAAAGTTTGTAGACAACGTTAGCCTGACTTTCCTGAGCATCCTGCTGGGCTGTGAACGCTTTAATGACGGTTTCACGCGTCGCGTTATCAGCCTTCTTGTTCTCTGCCTCGGCCGCAACCATCTGAGCCTGTGCCAGAACCATTTCAGGGTTAGGCTGGCTCTGCGCTGCCATCTGCGCCTGCTGGACGATCTGCTGCTCTTCCTGATTTCGCGGCTTAGCGATACCAGAGGTCAGAAGCTGCTTGCGGTTGAACTCTTTGAAGTCTTCCAGCCCTTCACCGTCCAGGTTATCCATGATGATTCCTTGGATAGCAGGCCTCAGCGGATCGGTTGGCAACATAGAGTTGAGGACGTTGGTCAGCACAGACACAGTAGCATCGCGTCTTGCCGTATAGCTTGGGCCAACATCAACAGTGACGTCATAGCGCCCAGTAGATAGGTCGTTCAGCGCTACCACTCTGCCAGTTTGGCGATCAACAACCTGCGCATTCATTAGCGCGATGTCATCGGTGCCGTCTTCGTTAACCACGCGAACTTCACGCTCTGAACCGTAAACTTCTCGAGCCATAGACAGCCAGACTTCACCGGCACGCTTCAGGCTCTTAGCCATGTTGTCAAGGTAGATGAACGATGCCATGTCGGCGCGGTTCATCAGGTTGTTTACCGTTTCCTGGGCTACGTTGCTCGGCATCTGCTGCATTGCCTGGCTGCCGCCGGTTACTTCCTGAATGTCAGCGCTGGTCTGCTGCAGCAGCGCTGCCAATGCCTGGTTCATCACTGCTGGCTGCGTATAGCCTGCTGGCGTAGCACCGGCGATGATATTACCTGCCTTATCCTTTACCTCACGCAGAGGAAGGAACGCTGGACGCTTCTTATTGCGCGCTTCCCAGTGTTTTTCTAGCCCTCTGATTTGCTCCATGCCGACGATAGGAATCTGTCCAGGGTCTTGAGCTGCCGTATCAGCAAGCATCGAAACCTGTAGGTTGTAGAGTCGTTGCGGGTCCATGGCCTTGGCAATGTGGCCTTCAACGCGCTCAATGTCGTCGATAAACCAACGCTTGCCATATACCGGAATAAGCGGGATATGCTCACCAGGGATGCGGCGAGGCTTCTCGAGGAAGTTCTGGCCGTCAACCACTGACACATAGACGCGGCGGCGCTTCACTGAGCGGCGAGCAACCTCTACGAATCCAGCCTCAGCCAGCTCATCCTCGATGTCTTCGATTTGATCGCTGTCGTAAGTAGCGATTTCCCCAGTCAGCGGCTGCTGATAGCTGATAACATCAACAGATTCCTTGCGCACTTCGTAATACTTGGCGATATAAACGACTTCTGGCTGAAACCAGTCATAATTCCATAGCGAAGACGTAGAAATATCGAGAGATGCAGGCGGAGTTTTGCCATATTCCGCCTCGTACTTCTCAGGAGAAAGCGAGTACATGCAGAACGCCCACAGCGCATCTGACTTGTCGTATTTCTTCGCGTCAGGGTCAAACCAAACTGAGCGAGATGGGTCGTATATCGGCTCGATAGCGATGCGCTGCCGTTCGTCCATCGGGTCGTATTCATTGACCAGCATCGATGTCAGGCGGAAGCAGCCAAAGCCGCCGGTAGCTGCATCATCAAATGCGTTATCGCAAGCCTCGCCGCCATCGGTCTCTTCATAGTCTGCACGAAACAGACCATTCAGCTTGTTGGCCAGCTCTTCGCTTGCCTCACGGTCGCCAGGGCGAAACTTCACAGTGATGCGGTTGTTCCGGTACTCAGCAATGATGCGGTTAAGCTCAGTGGCCACCTTGTTGATTTCAAACTTCGGGTATTTCTCAAACTGGTCGTCAAGCTTGGTTCCCGCTGCTGTTGCTCCTTCCCATTGACCGCCAGGGACACGAGCGAATCGCGTAGCTTCGATGCACTTCTCGCGCACGTCTTGCTGGGGCGTATAGGCGCGGTCAAACCTGAGCATGACGCGCTCATGTTTTTTCTCTAATGTCTCTGCCATGTTTACCAACCGGAGGATGAGGGAACGTAGATTTCCGTTTCTTCTGGCGCCATCGCCGGACAATGCATGCACATCATCAGGGCGTCGGCCAGGTTAGGTGACGGGATGCCGAGCTTTTGCTTCATGTCTACCTTCGTCATAAGCTCAAGCTTTCCGTTGCCATTGAATTTGCGCTGTATCTGCGTGAGTTCAGCGAATGCCTTCTCAAGCATCTTCTCGCCGATAGCTTCCTTGTCGAAGCTCAGCATGCTGTCAGGGTCTGCGTAATCACCGTGAACAACGGCGCGGTACGTCAGATAGAGCCTGTCAGCCAGGGTGTAGTAGAACTGAGCGCGCTTGTTGCGGAACACGTCGCCGATAGTGCGGATATTGTCGCCCTGCACCACTTCATCAGCCCAAGCCCCGGACTGATACGGCGCATCCTCATCGAACGGAGATTCGCTCCCCTTGAACATGGTCGCGGTGATCTTCTTACCGGCGAATGAGTCAGTAACCTGACGACGCAATCCAGCGCCGAGGCCATCACCATCCCAGAGGAAGTGATCTGCGTTGTCACTAATAGCCAAATCAGCAGCCCAGTCTGCACCTTCGTTGATATCCATATGGATACCTTCCTGAATGCGCTTAACTACCGAACCATGCCGCATCGCATAGCCCTTAGCGTCTGGACCTGTATCTGATGGGTCATGCGCAACAATCACCGCGCCTTTTGCTTTCCATCCGAGTTTGATATGCGCGTCAGTTGCAGCCTCTAACCATTCAAACTTGATAATTGCCATCTCTGACGCTCCCACGGGCTCACCAAGGTACACATGCCGGTAAAGCTCATGATTAGCCTTCTTCATAATCTCCATATCCCTGCGGAGAGTTTCCGGGAACCATGGATTGGCGGTGTAGTTGATCTGCTTAACGATGCAGTAGCGATTACCGTTTTCGTCATAGTCTGGGTAGATGCGATTGGTAACAAATCGCTGATGAGTATCACTGAGCCTGTTTTTCGGGTTGTATGCCACCCATATCTCTGACTCAACTATCCGCCCATACTCATCGCTGTAATACTCTTTACGTACCGTTGGGATAAGTGTTTCCCATGAATCCTTGGATACGTTCTCGGCTTCCTCTACAAGCGCGGCGTCGAAGTTTGCGTAACCCTTGATGTTTTCCACGTTAAGCCGCAAGAAATCGAAGCTGATGCGTCCACCGCTATTGGCGAATATTTCAGTCTTATTAACCGTCACCAGTGAGTGCAAGTTGCGGCGATTAATCTCTTCAACGATTTCCGCATAGCATGATTCCTTAATGGACTTCATGTACTCGCGAAAACAGATAAGCTTCCATCCGTGATAGATGACGTTATTGAGGAGGATTGTTATGAACGTTCGCGTCTTGGCAGAACCTCGGCCGCCATGAGCAACTTTAAATCTGGCTGGCTGCAGGTATTCCTCAAACGCTTCAGGAATGCTGCATTGATCTGTCATTGCGTCTCGCTTTTCACCACGTTATACACCGGTGCTTTTGGCGTCATGGAGCCGTCGTCGGATGTATGGTTAACATCCTGCTTCTCTCTCCACTTATCTTTCTGCCTGTTCTTAAGCCAGAAGATCATCGCCGTTACATCGCCAGGCACATGCTTCTCTGCATCTACATCCTTGAACCCGTCAGCGGTTTTCTCTTCTCGCTTTTCTTTTGCCGTGTAGCCAATTGCCCTATTGAACAGGGTGCTTGCCACTTCCCCATCAGCTACAGCCTTTCCCTTTTTTATGGACTCTAAAAACTCAGGGTGTTCGAGCTTCCAGTTGTTGATCGTTGCCTCGCTAACCTCGAAGAAGCTAGCAAGTTCTGCGTCGGTATAGCCCAGCAAGCACAATTTGCGAGCCTGCTCGGCATACGCCTCTTGATACTTTGTTGGGCGAGCCATAATTACGCCTTAGTGAATGCCTGAGCGTACTCAACCATACGGCCAGGGGTTAACTGGATAACACTCATGTCACCCAATGGCAGGAAGCCAGCGGCGATCTTCGCGTTGCACTTAATGGTGAAGTCGGCGCGGTCAGAGCTAACCACGATGTCGTAGTCAGTTGCTGTAGCGCCACCGGCAGCGACCACTTGGAAATACTCGGTCTTGGTGGGAGTGGCATGAACGCCAACCAAACCGCCTTGAGGGAAGCGTGATGCTGCGATATGCGACTTAACCACTGGAATCAGGTTTGCCACCGAACCGGCGGTAGCTGTCTGCATGGATGTGATTGCCATTACTTAGCCCCTTTCTTTGGTTTCTTCTTGCCTTTACCGGCTTTACTCATAGCAATGGCGATAGCCTGGTCTTGTGGCTTGCCAGATTTAACTTCAGTGGCGATGTTCTCGCTGATGACCTTTTTAGACTTGCCTTTCTTCAGTGGCATTTACTCTCTCCACAACGATGAATATTGGCTGATTGATAGAGAATGAATCGACATTACCTCCTGAATAGCAATCCATCTCTATTGCTACCTGAACCGCAGAGCGAGCGTCTTTACCGCATCGCATAGCAGTTCTAGCAATTAGACCTCCAGACCCAATCGCGTATGGCTCAATCTGCAGGGAAATATTGGCTCTAGTCTCGCCTTTATCTTTGCTGATGATGTAGGCTCGGCCGACGCCGATGATTGCGATCGATGAGAAGCCGAAAGTGGGAAGGAACTCAGTTGAGTAATTCAGACCATTAGACAATAGGTCTTGCAACTCCATCTCTGCACCGCAATCCCCAGAGCAACCAATGGCAAGCACCTTTTCGCCATATACGTGCCATTCTGATGATGGTGCTTCATATATCTTCTGCTCTGTCTTTGAGCAAACGACATCGCCAGTTGATGCCTGGGAGTCGGATGCCAAAGTCTTGCCGTCCCATGCAACTGTGGTCATGTCATACTCCAGTAAAAAGGCCGAGCGCTTCTTCAGCCATCTTAATGGCCTTATCTACACGACCGACGACACCGGGTTCTGTTTGCACGCGCGTATAGGCATCTTTGAACAGCTCGTGCTTGAGCTTGTTGCCACCGATGAAAGTGATTGCCTTCTCACCTGCAGCGGTATCGCTCTGAACCAGTTTGAACACTTCGAGGTTCATTGCCTGCTCTTCGGTCATTTCTGTAATTGCCATGATTGGCTCCAGTTGTTTGGTAAAAGCCATTATCGAAGCCACTCAGAGAATGGCTTCTGTAATAGCGAAGTGATTAGCAATCAGCATCCGGCTTCGCCACGGACCGGCAAGCGGCCATACAAGCTCGCTTCATATCCATCTCAGCCTGGCGAGCCCACTCCACTGCTTCCCAATCGCTCCGGACATCGCCAAAATGCTCCCGCAGAAGTTTGATGAATTGGCGGCTGATATCTTTGAATTGGTTCATCTTCCCGATTTCGCCAAATGACAGCTCACGATATCCCGTTACAGTGCTGCCATCTTGCGGCTTAGCTTCACTCATTATTCCCCCTGTTATTTCAGGCACTGCGTGTTGATGTATTCCTGCAGCGCTTTCAGTGCTGTTTGGTCACTGACGATCCCGGATCTGATACCGAGAAAGTTTCGTCCAGCAGTTGAAGAGAGTTCGATGGTGCCATCATCGCCCATGCCGGAGGAGCTGGCGGTTTCGGTTGTGGCGGGCATAGAACACTTGCCTTTGACGAGCACCCGACCACCATTATCAAGCTTGCGCTGCAGAGCATCATTTTTAGCTTTTGCATCCGCTAACTCCTGGGTGTATTTGGCATCCAGCGCGGCAACATCGCGCTTCCTGGTTTCCATATCAGTGATGGTAGTGCGGGCCTGATTCAGCGCATTGGTTTTCTCATCGCGCTGACGCTTGTATTCGGTAGCGTTATCTCGGTAATGGTTGACCGCCCATCCCAACGAAACTATCAGGCAAGCGATAAGGCCAATGGCGATTGCTGTTAGCCTGTTCATGACAGAAACAGCGAGCGTTCACGCTGCCTGCGAGGAAGAAGAATATCCGGATCGTTGCCTGCTCGTTTCCATGCCAGGAACTGATCTGCAGCACCAGTATAATCGCCAGCCTTGAGTTTTCTGAGCAGTGTCGAGCCATTGAATGCTGATGCACCGATGTTGAACACCAGACTGCAAAGAGCATCGTATTGGTTCTGGTTCAGCGTGATATTCGCCGAATTGATAGCTCGCTCAGTCCACTGCAGGTCAAAGCGCAGCAGATCGGATGATTTCTCTTTCGAGATAGTCATACCCATTGCAACAGGCTTGCCATCAACCAGGCCAGTATGACCGACGCCGATCGTGGGGATACCGCGTGTATCTTTGTAGGCAGAGAGTTTTTCACCCTCTTGGCGCTTCAGGAAGTCGATACCGTTATTGCTGATTTTCATCGCTAGCACCTACTCGCTTGCTGATAGCGCTGATGGCGATATTGCGGAGCTTTTCGACACCGATGAATCCAACCATGCCACCAATGAAAGGAGACATGCTTACCGGCAACCCGAACACATCCAGAGCACTGGAGATGCAAAGAGAAAGGGCGCCACATAGGACGCCCTCAATCCAGCGATTCTTTCGCTCTACACCATCGTAAATTAATCGGCCATAGCAAATTAACCCGGCCATCATTGAACCAAGAATTTGCGGCCATGCGTTTTTAAGGCCGTTCAGAACGTCGGCCCAGAATCCAGGGTCACGTTCATTCATTTGACGATCCTGCATACTCTAGCCCCTACACTCTCCCCGCCGAGCGAGTCAACGAATGCACGGTCGTTATCACAGAGAACACGGAGAGCGCCGATTTGAGCGCCCCAAGCATCCTTCTTCCACAGTTCAACAGTGGAGATAACTTCATCATCGGTCTTTGCGCTTGCGAGGCCATATGAAACGACAGATCGCGGGTACGCGTAGGCCGCCGAGTTAATCCTCGAATTAACCTCTGCAGCGAGATAAGAAAGGAGAATTAAGCCCAGCAACCAAGGAGACGAACTCACGAAACCAGCCCGGACGAGCTCAGGTAATTTGAGCATGGTGGGTTCCTTACATTGCTATGCTGTAGTCAAAGGTTCAGCCCGCAGCCGTAGACGATCAGCTACTAAGAGGATGCCATGGAGTGTGTCGCTGTTGGCTGGGGCTGAAATGCAAAAAGCCCCGCACTAAGGCGAGGCTAAAATGTTGTGTGGTGGCCGGTGCTGATCTCCGGCTTGCTACCTGGATTGGCCGGGAGGGTGACGTCCCCGTATAGCTATCCCGAATTTTAGCGCAACAGCCTGCGCATTCACCACAACGGAAAGAGCACTCGGATGCGTGACCATCACTCCAAATATTCTGGGACTATTTGGCGCTGAATGCTCTTACCTGTTGCGATCAAAAAAGCCGCCGCAGCAACTTAAGAGTCACTAACGGCAGCTTATGTCACTATTATGGGTAAATAGGTAAAACAAAGTCAAGCATTATCTATGCAACATGCTTAATTTTCTCTACACGTTTGCGACTGTTGAACGCATTTACCATCGGAGCATAGAGCATATACAAGCTCGCTTTGAGGATTTCAGCCACTTCTTTGCGGCATGTTTCCTCTGACGGCTTTCGCCACCCTTCTCCTAATCTACCCCGGTTAATCTTGCGGGGTTTTGCAGTCGCGTGATAGTAAGATGCAATGGCTCGCTTGGATGTACCATGAGCGTAGTAGCTGAGCAGGATGCCAAAGGCCTTCTTGTCGATAAACATGACGGAATCTACGACCTGAGAAATCAACATTCCATCATCGTCATTGCACATTGGCCTACTTGGATTCTTGCTTGGCTCTACGCTTTCCATGAATTTGGCGATCATGTTGCTCATGCGTCGCTCGAGTCGCCCCGTATAAACCCATGCGCCCCACAGCTCAAGCCAGCCATTTACCCACTGGTGCTGCTCATCGTCCAACTCAAATTTACTGATGTTCACGATATGCCCTCCGTCTTAACCGTTCCGTGACGGTCTTGTTTTGTGGTGAACAACGTATGCATGCCGCGCCTGTCGATTACCCTAACGACCATGTTTCCGCCGGGACGCTGGACCACTCCATGACATCTGCCGGTTAGAGCGCGGAGGAATCTCGCCTCTTCGATTGCTGCAGGTATGCTTGTAAACATCAGGCTGCCTCCTGGAGTTTTTTCAGTTCCCGCAATTTCGCTCTGTAACGCGCTCTAATCGCGTCTAACTCTTCGCGGGTGTATCGGTGTGGGTTGTTGTTGTTTTCAAGCGCCATGACTCGCTCAGTACCGATTTTCGTGATGAGATTGATTCGGTATTGAGTGATTGCGCCGGAGTGATGGACGTTGCAGGATGCGCACTGCAGATGGCAGTTATCTTCGTTGAACCGGAGCTGACCGGCCGCCGCTGTCGTCCTGAAGTGACCAGCGTGATATTCCGTTGCCGTTTTACTGCCGCAGCTAATGCAGCCAATTCCCTCATCCCTGGCTCGTATGTAATCGTTGAAGGCTCGCTGGGTCATGGCTATCCAATGACTCAATGGCTTCGCGTCAGCCCTGCGCTTGTTCCACTCGCGACGTGCAGATGCCTCAGATTGCTTTTGCTTGCGCTCTGATTGCTGCTTTGCGTGTTGGATTGCACAGGATGGACTACAGACGATTTGAAGGGTGTTGCGAGGGTTAAACTTGGCTTTGCATTGTCGGCAGGTTTTTGGCTTCGGCAGCTTGATACCTTTAGCCATTCAATACTCCAACTTTGAATCGTTCTTTAATTGATTTTCTCTGCAAAAATCCACCCACTTTTTTTCTGTCTTTTTATCCAAAAATTTAACCCTGCATGATTTGGCATTTTTTATGGCAGAAAAAGGCTTGTTTCTTTGTGGGAGTTGACTTCTGAATGAGTTTGCCGCCGGAATCAGTACTGAATAAAGATAGTCAGCGATGCTCATCATCATCCTCCGCGTTTCCGATTACCTTATCAGCCTGACGGTCTATCTCGTCGTTGCACTGTTGGCAGATGTAGCACTCGCCCTCTGCCAGCGCCGATAAGCAGCTGCAGCAGATATCTGTTCCGTACTTATTCGGCACCTTCATAATTTCTGGGATGGTTATGGCGTTCATCGCACGCATCTCATCAGCAGGAACAAAACGGCATTGCCCGGCCATGCGAGGCTGAGTAGCAGCATCTTTGTGGTTGATAGGGTTGGCTCGTATTTGCAGAAGAACTCGAAGCTGCGGCCAGCGATGAAGCAGTAAGCGCAGGCGGCTATTACTCCGATAAAAATTAATATCGCTATCATGGCTTTCTCCGTGCACGACGACGCAGCCACATACTGTCGGCTAATGTCGCGGTGTAATTGAATGTTGGGGTTAACTCGGGTTTGGTGCGGGGTTTTCTGGTCTTGCGGTGGTCAGTCTTGAATATCAGGTTATCCATTATGATTTGCGTTGGACTTCGCTGGGTCATGCGGCTTTGTCTCCATATCGATTAGCCCACTCGATAGCGAGCCGGGATTCATCGCTGAACTTGACGCCCTGTTCAGTGCCGAACCAGTAGATTGCCTCGATGACTTCCACCATTTCCGCTACCCGCATCTTGCTTGTCCGCTGACCGAACATTACAACGCCACCACCGATTCCTGGCGCGGTTCGTTGTTCCTGCTTTTTGGTCTTAGCGACAAGCGCGGTGATCATGTCCTTCCAATCGTCTTCGTCGTATCGCTCGCCATACCAAACGACTTGCAGCGCAAGGTCATGCAGCAGCGGCCACATTTTCCGATTTTGCGATAGGGTTCGTTTGGGTGGGGATACTTCAACTTCGATTGGTTTGGACTGGTCTAGCGGTAGATTTTTGAGGTGCTCTATTAGGTTCTGGCGTATCTGTGGGCTTCTTAGGTAGAAGAACTGTTTAGCCATTTCGCCCTCCTGTTCTGGTCCTCAGCATCCTGTCCTGCTCGATTAATTTTCCAATCATGGCTAAGACAAATGCTATTTTTTGATCGGCGCCGGATGTTTCGTACCGCTGCATGAGTGTAAACTCAGGCCTATCTGCTGACCGTAAGGTCTTTTGTATTTCATTGGATAAAAAGGATGTATTCATGGGTATCCTCACGTTAGATATAACATGCCCCCATTGCCTAAGGGACAAAGCTGTTTTAACCGCTTATGGGCAAACAGCTAAATCGAATAAAGAGTATTGTGTAAGTTTTCTCTGTCGTAGTTGTGGCAACCCTGTTTCCGCTAATGTTGATTCTCCATATCAAGAGAGCCCTATGGATTATACGCGGATCAATAGTGATGACTCGCTTCCTAATAGCCGAAGATTTGTGCTCATGGACTACTTTCCAAAAGCAGTATCCCATGTAGCTCCTGATAGTTGCCCAGGGCGTGCAGCAAAGTTTTTCATTGAATCCAAAGAAAACTTGGCTCGTGGTAATTTTGAAACATCGGTAATGCTCTGTCGCAAGGTTATTGATATAGCTACTCGCGAAATACTTGGCGAGGACTCTAAAAAAGAACAGTTATCTCAGCGTATTTCCATGCTTCATGGCAAAGGAAAAATTACTGAGCAGATGAAAGACTGGGCTCACATCGTCCGCATCGACTCCAACGGGGCAGTCCATTCTGACGAAGAGTTTTCCCAAGAAGAGGCTGAAGAGATGATCGGCTTCACTGAAGTGTTCTTGATCTACTCATTTACTCTTCCCGAGATGGTTAAAGCCAAGCAGATTAAACGAGAGTCATAATCGACGGGCTGGCTAACGCTGGCCTTTTTTCATTTCCCTGTAAAGTCAGGCTGCCCGTGATCTGTAACTATCCCAGGTGAACGCTAGTGTGCAGCCGCCGCCATCATTCATGCGGTCAATAACACGCTCTCCGATGAATGCTGATAGTTCTTCCTTGCTCTGGTTGCTTATCAGGATCGTCGGCCGCATGCGCTCGTATCGTGTGTTGATGATTTCGAACATAATCAGCTTCTCAGCCTCGCTTCCGAACTGAACGCCAATCTCATCGATTATCAGCAGGTCTGGCCGGGTGAACTGGCGGATAACTTCGTCTTCAGTCCGAGTGGATGTCTTAGACCATGTCGATTTGTATTCCCTGGCAATCTTCAGTGCCGTGGTGAACGCTGCCGGACTCTGGTGAGACTCAATGACGCTCTTCGCTATAGCCAGCGCCAGATGATTCTTGCCAGTCCCAGGCTTGCCGCACATGACCAACCCACCGCCACGCTGCAGACGTTCAGGCCATTTCGATGCATAGGCCTGGCACACCTTCAAGGCACGCTTGGCTTCTTCGCAGTCGGGCACGTAGTTTTCGAAGGTGCACTCAGCGAATCGTTCAGGGATCTGCAAATCGGCCTTGAGCCTCTCAACCGTTCGAATCCTTGCATCCTCGCCAGCTCGTGCCTTTTGGTTTTTCAGAGATGCCAACTCATCGCACAAGCAATGCGGGCATGGGCTTGGCGCTGATGGAATCTTTACTGGCCCAGTTGAAAGCCGGGTTCTTTGCTCATACACGCCATGAGTCGGGCAATTTGCTGATACCAGCTCAACATGGCTGTGAGCAATCTCAACTGGAGGCTTGCTCAGCTCGGATAGTTTTTTCTCAAGGTGAGATATTCTTTCGTCGATGTTCATGATCACTCCATCGCCCATGAAGGGATGTCAGTTTGTCCATAATCTTTGGTGGCGAAGTTCTCAGGAATCGCCCGCTGATTCGGTCGAGCTGGCTGATGATTCTTGGCAACCTTGGGTTCAAATATCCCCTGCCATCCGCTGGCGATACTTTGGTTGATTATCTCTTCAGGGGAGTATCCCTTCTCACGGCTTTTCAGCAGGACGTTAATCGCCATGGTTACGCTCTGCATGGATTTAATCGACTTTCCGATCTCCTTGCGGTAGGTAACCCATGAAGACCAGGTTTCAGCAGGAAGCCATTCCGGTAACTCTGCTGTCATCGGGTCGAACTTCTGAGACGATTTTTTGGGGGATATAGGGGGTTTATTAATATTGTCTTTAGTTGTCTTTAAAGAATGTCTTTTGTGTGTCTCTAACTTGGAGACTCCAACTGTCTCTAACTTGGAGACAGTCTTTGTCTCTAACTTAGAGACAAAATTACCAACTTGGAGACACTTGCTGAAACGCCATGCAGAAACCTCCTTGTTAACACCAATTTGACTCCCTTCCATAAAAAGGCAATTCATTGAAAGCAGTTCTTTTTTTGCCTTGTTGACGTTCTGCCTTGATAGCCCGGTTATCGAAGCTATCTGCTCATCAGCAATGCGATCTGCCCTCTTGTTGAAGCCGTATGTTTTACGGATGTAGGCCATCATCAGCTTCAATTGCCGCGCTGTTAAATCTGCGCCTGCGATAGCTTCCAGCAGCTCGTTAGCGACACGGGTATATCCGTCATCGATATCAGCCACTCTTCTCTCCTGCTCGCCAGGTTCAAGCTTCGGAAATTTGATTACCTCAGCAGTATTTGCCATAATTACTCCTGTGAATTGATCCAGTCATTCGCTATCACGCCTCGAAAGCTGCAACTTCCGGGGCGTTTTCTTTTGGTGACAGATATCCAGCCAGACGCTTAGCCAACTCCGCCATTTCTTCGTCTGCTATCCCATAGTTCAGGACAGCCAGAGCCATGCTCATAGTCTCCAGCAAGCCTGATTTCCACCGGCTAACCTGGGACTCATGAACACCCATAGCATCAGCAAACTTGCGCTGACCCATTACTGCGATTTTGTTCAGAAGCGACGAATGAATCTTCATCGCCGTCTTGCGTGTGCTTGCAGTTTCCATGCGTAATACTTCCTTTGTGGTTTAAATAAATACGTGCGGCATCCGTGGGGATTGCCACTTTGGTTTATGCGACCGAAGCAGTCGCGGTTAAGTTGTGTAAAGAGCGGTGGTGCTTATGCTGCTTGTTCTGGGTGTTTAAACAGATTTGGGAGGTCTGGGCGGATCTGATAGTTCTGCACCTTGCCTCCAGTGGCCTGAACGATGGATTCAACGTTCTCTGGAGCCACTTTCGCCTTGCAGTGCAACCACTTCTGCACTGCCGACTGACTTACGCCACATGCGATCGCCAGCTTTTTCTGCGTTCCGACGATCGCGATGGCGGTTTTAATTACTTGGTTGATAACTGGTTCCATAAAACCACCTCCGTTGTATTCAAGTCATAATATACAACTATAGTTTTATTTTGGCAAGAATATAGTTGTTTGACCACGTATAACCGAGGTTGTATTTTCTCGGATATGAAAATGACTCTCGCTCAAAGATTGAAGGCCGCCATGTTGGCCGCAAACCTGACGCAGTCCGCACTAGCCGATTTGGTTGGTGTGTCACAGGCTGCAATACAGAAGCTAGCTTCTGGAAAAGCAAAAACGTCGACTAAAATCGTGGAGATCGCCAGGGCATTGAATGTTCGTCCTGAATGGCTCAGTGAAGAATCTGGGCCGATGAGGGATGAAAGTGATAGCTCTTATTCAAAGCATCACCCTGATTCAGCTACACCGCCGTTTGAAGAGTGGGAAGCTGGTGCTTCATGGGATAGAAATACCCCTTTGCTCAGGGATGAAGTAGAGGTGCCTTTTTTGCGAGACATTGAGCTCGCCGCTGGGGACGGAAGTTATAACGAAGAACAATATGATGGGGAAAAATTGAGATTCTCCAAAGCCACGCTGCGCCAGGTTGGCGCTAGTACCGATGGCAAAGGAGTTTTGTGCTTCCCAGCTCGCGGCAACAGTATGGAGCCAAACATACCAGACGGTACTGAGATAGCGGTCAACACGAACGACAAGAAGCTAGTTGATGGAAAGCTTTATGCCATCAACCAGAACGGATGGAAGCGCATCCGGGTTCTTTATCGTGTTGGGCCGGATAGGATAAGCCTAAGAAGCTACAATTCGGCCGAGTACGAGCCGGAGGAGAAGGATATTAACGAAGTTGAAATTATTGGTCGTGTTTTCTGGTACGCAGTTCTTCCTTGAGCAACACCCTCAAGCTCGGTAATCACCCGAGCTTTTCTGCTTTCTTCCTCCAAGATCACACTTTTTAACCTTAAATCCTCTCCTTCACAAAAAATTTCATTCTTTTAATACAACCAAAAACAACCACTTAAAACAACCACGCCTATATTTACAACTTCGGTTGTTGACATAAATACAACCATGGTTTTAAATGAAGTCATCGAAACGAAACATCGATGCGGCAAACGGAACAACCAGCCGCGCCAGACATGAAGTCAGGCTGCTTCTTTAACAATCCAGATTGAGACTGATTCGGTCTCACCAAAGTGAAGTTGGCTTTGGGGTGTGGTGAATGCTCAGGCTGATGCGCGCTGAAGTGCACAGGTGTTGCAGGCAGCGATGATGCTGTAACTGTTTCAGGTCGGAGATCAGCACCGGCCACCACATCACCAAAGCTAACTAACGGAGAAATCCACATGAACAGCAAAGAACGTAAGAAGCTGGCTCGAGCAATCGCACATCGAGCAGAGCGTAACAAAGACATCAGCCTGGCTCGCAATGTGGCCTCGGCACTGGTTGGGAATTCGCGAGTTGCCAAGGCGCTTTCGCTTATTGAATACAAAGCATGCCCTCGGCCAGTTCGTGAGTCAGCTGAAGGCGGCGCGATGTGCTTGCCAGAGGTGGCGATGTTCGCAGCTGGGCATCGCAAGCAAACAGAAACGATTACAGCGAGGTGACCCATGAAATACAAAGTTGGTGGCGTGTACAAATACGCAGGAAGTGAAAAACGATTTGTAGTTTTTGGCGTCCATCAAACAGCAAGTGGCACCGCCGTCTGGGTTCGTCAGTTGGATATGAAGGTGCCAGACGATTTTGTAGGAACGTGGAATTTAACAGCCACCGAGTCAAATGAAATTGCTGATGTAGCAATGGGGCTTTCATTAATAGTCCAGTCGGGGCATATGCGGTTATGTGATGCCAAAGAGATAATTATTAATAGATTTGGTTTGAAAGTTAAAGGAAGGAGTTTAATAGACTTTATCAAGTTCATTAATGGCATAGCTCGCCAACAGACAGCCTAACTGTCGTGTTTTTTCATGATGACGAAGGCACAGAAAATAGCTGAATAAATTATAAAAACAGCCGCCTGGCGGCTTTTTTATTCCCATCGCTAAGCCAATTTACGAGTTGGTTCAGCAATGAATACCTATCAATCAACAGGAGTGATGCCGTGAGCGAGTCAATCGATTTAACCTTTATCGAAATTAAGCCGGAACAAGCTCCGGCGCTGTACATCCCAAATGGCCTCGATGCTTATCTTGAGCACATCAAGGCAAGCGTAAATGAAGCGCCAGACCTAAGCACTAAGAAAGGGCGTGATCGCGTTGCCTCCTTGGCTGCACAGGTAAGCCGCAGTAAGACTGCAGTAGAAAAACCAGGGCGCGAGTACCTTAAGAGGCTTAAAGAGGCTGTAAAGCCTGCTGAGCAAGAAATTAAGCGGTTCGTTGATGCGTGCGACGCACTTCGTGATGAGACGCGCCGACCATTGACTGAGTGGGAAAATGAGCAAGAGCGGATCAAGCAAGAAGAGGAGGTCAAGCGCGCAGCTGAAGAGCTAGCCAAGCAGGTTGAATCAGATCATGAAGTCGCCCTGCTGCTTAATGAGAAATATGACCGAGAAGTTGCCGAGGCAAAAGCAGAAGCCGAGCGCCAGCGCATCGCCCGTGAGGAAGAGTTAAAGCGCCAAGCAGCAGAACAAGCCCGCATCGAAGCAGAGCAGAAGGCAAAGGCTGAACTTGAAGCTGCAGCGCGACGTGAAGCTGAAGCGCAAGCAGCAAGGGAGCGTGCAGAGCGTGAAGCCAAAGAGGCAGCGGAGCTAGCTGAGCGCCTGCGAATTGAGGCGCAACAGAAGGCTGAGCGTGACAAGCAGGAAGCCATTGCGGCGGAGCAGCGCAAAGCACAGGAAGCCGCTGATAAGCTGAAGCGAGAAACTGAAGCGAAAGAATCAGCTCGACTGGCAGAAGAGAAGCGAATTGCCGATGAAGCTGCGAAACGAGCCGCAGATATCGAGCATCGCAAAAAAGTAAATAACAAAGCTTTGGCAGATTTAATCTCTGCTGGCGTACCAGAAGACTGCGCCAAAAAATGCATCACCGCCATCGCTAAAGGCGAAGTATCAGCCATCCGTATCACCTACTAATCAAAACGCTTTCAGGAGTCACCCATGATTTTCGCAATCGCGGGAGGCGCTCGCATGGGTGCCTTCCAGCTACATGAATCCCTGCTCGAAATCATCACCCGCCGGATGCGCTGTATTGGCCGGTGGTTGAAAGACACTCTTAATCAAAGAGGTGAGCCCTAATGGACATGACAAGAACACTGCAGCTTCTCGCCCTGCTCGCCAAAGAGAAGAACGACAACACCCTATTCCAGCTTGCTAACTCTCTTTTCTATCGGGGGATGAAATGAAAATGACATTCGTATGCACCGAATATCACGCCAAGGCTGGACAGCGACAAGGTGAGGTTCGCATTGAGGCGGACGGTGTCGCTTTGTTCGGTCATGTTGATGAGAAGCAGATCATGAACCAACTCGACCTCAAACCTGTGTTCGAGTGGCTTGCAGAGAATGGATATACGGTCACAGAAAATAAGGCGGTTGCATGAGCAGCGTAGTGCTTGATAGCGATGAGAAATTTATCTCTCACATGACGTCAGAATTGGAGAGACAACTCACCGAATCACAGGTGCAGACTGATGCTCGTTGGAACGGTTCGGAACGTCAAAGCCCGTCCGTTACTTGGGATGAATTCGCAGGAAACTTTAGCTAAGAGGTCGCCATGAAATTTGAAAAAGCCATGAGAAAGAAAGCCAAGCTACGGCTGGCACTTACCGGGCCAAGTGGTTCAGGGAAGACATATAGCGCGCTTCTTGTTGCCAAAGGGATTGGTGGAAAAATTGCCGTGCTAGATACCGAGAAAGGAAGCGCTTCACTCTACTCTGACGTTGCTGATTTTGACGTGCTTGAGCTGGAGCCGCCTTTTGCGCCTGAGCGCTTCATAGAAGCGATTAACGCAGCTGAGCAAGCCGGATATGACACGCTGGTTCTTGACAGTATCACGCATGAATGGAGTGGTGTAGGTGGATGCCTGGAACTGGTAGACACAATCGCCAAAGCGAAGTTTCGCGGAAACTCCTGGTCAGCATGGAGTGAGATAAACCCACGCCATCGCCTCTTCCTTGATGCAATTCTGCGCTCGCCAATGCACATCATCGCAACTATGCGCAGCAAGACTGAAACGGCTCAGGTAGAAGAGAACGGCCGGAAAAAGGTCGCTAAGCTTGGCATGAAGTCAGAACAGCGAGATGGGGTCGAGTACGAATTCACAACCGTCCTAGATATAGGGCATGAAACGCATCATGCGATCGCCAGCAAGGACAGGACGAAGCTATTCAGCAATTCAGACCCAGTAGTTCTAAGCGAGCAGACAGGAAAGCAGCTTCTTAGCTGGCTTGAGTCAGGCGTGAACCCGGCGGAAGAGTCACTGAAGGTATTCACGCAAGCCGCAGCGAAAGCCGGAAATATTGATGAGCTGAAGGCTTTATTTGAAGAGGCATGGCGCACGCTGCGCGGGACGGAATATCAGGCAAAAGCCAAAGAAATATATGACATCCGCAAGGCGGAAATTGAGCAGAATAGTGAGGCAGCATAATGGCAAGTCGTGGCGTTAACAAAATGATTTTACTTGGCAACCTTGGTAAAGACCCAGAGGTTCGCTACACGCAAAATGGCGGCGCTATTGCCAACCTGACAATTGCCACCTCTGAATCGTGGCGTGACAAACAATCTGGCGAGCAAAAGGAGAAGACTGAATGGCACCGCGTGGTGCTGTTTGGAAAGCTTGCTGAAGTCGCAGGAGAATATCTCCGAAAAGGCTCGCAGGTTTATATCGAGGGCAAGCTTACAACGCGCAAGTGGGAAGATCAGGCTGGAGCTGAGCGATATACGATAGAGATTCATGTCAATGTCGGCGGTGTGATGCAGATGATTGGAAGCAAGCAAGAAGCATCACAATCTGGCAATCAGCAGTCCCCACCTAAGCAGCAAAATAAACATCAACCGTCGAATGAGCCGCCTATGGACTTCGAAGACGACATCCCATTCTAGGCAGCTTCAAAGCCGCAGGTAATCAATCATGAAAGAACAATACGCGGAAATAGTCGCGGGATGCCTTGCGGCTTTTGACGCCCTAAAGCGCGGAGAAACTCACGAACGCGCCAACAAAATGATGACCAATACAGCCGCGAAAAACGCGGCTTTTTTATTGCCTGAACTTCGACCGGTATTAAGTAAAACTCCGGCGCAGAAGGCCGTCAAAGCAACTCGAATGGTTCGCATCGTCGGCACCTGCTGGGAGTTTCCAGACGGGCAGAGAATCCCTGATTTTTGGAAGGCTGACCAGAAGGCTAAGGAACTCGGCATGTCGCTTGAAAGCAGCCAGAAATGGCGTTTTAGCGAAACTGAATAGGAAGCATCATGTTCGGACTATTTCTTCTCATCTGCACAAGCGGCGCGGATATCTGCAGCTATCAATCTGCGGGCTACATCTACCCGGATTACCAGAACTGTACTGCTGACATCGCCGCACAAAAACTCCCCTCTTCTTACGAATGCCTGCCAGTTGATGCTGTGGTGCGGGCTAAGGATGACCTATGACCGAAGTATTGACCTATGAAGCCCTAAAGGCTGAGCGCGATGCGCTGGCCGATCGAGTTAATGCGCTGGCTGTGGAGAATGCGGCACTGAAGCGCGAGCGTTCTGAACTGAGCGCTATCGGCGAGCTAATCCGAACCCAAGATAACCGCATAACTGACCAGCCATTTTTTGCAGTCATGACCAAGCGGGAAATCATCAGTTCTGAAGACCACGACTGCGACCGTATTTGCTGGGTTGAAAACCAGAGTGGCAATTATGTCGAAGCCACAGAGACACAGTATCGGCGCTTGGAGGCTATCTATCAGGGCAAATATGAAGTTAGGGAGGGCTGGGATAGATACGCTATGAAAGAGATTGATGTGTTTGTAACTGGCTGTTTTACCGAGCAAGGTTGCAAAGACTACATCAATAAAAATGGTCACAACCTCAACAAGCCGTTCATTTACGCCTTTGGAAGCTATCGCAACGATGAATATCAGACAGTGCGGAAATTCATCATGCAGATGCCGGAAACCCCAGCCACTGACGCAGCACTTGCAGCTATCCGCACAGAGTCACATATCGCTGGCGTTGAAGCTGCAGCCAATCGTATCGGCGTAATTTCACTGCAGTACAAGGCGGGACAAAAGCAGGAGTTGATCAGGGCGATTGGCCGTGCGGTTTTCCAGTATGCCACCGAGCTGCGGGAGGCCAAATGAAAGAGCGCCCAGTGATGCCAGCAATCGACGGCAAAAGCATTTTGGATATGTGCTGCGGTTCCCGTATGTTCTGGTTCGACCGCTCTGACCCGCGCGTAGTGTTTGGCGATATTCGTGATGAATCACATGTTCTCTGTGATGGTCGCGAGCTGCATATCAAGCCCGATGTGCTGTTGGACTTCCGCGCGCTTCCTTTCAATGACGAACAATTCAGCCTGGTAGTGTTCGACCCACCGCATCTTGAGTTCGCCGGCGAAACCAGCTGGCTTCGTGCTAAGTATGGAGCACTCAACCGGGAGACATGGCGCGACGATCTGGCCAAAGGATTTAGCGAAGCATTTCGGGTACTAAAGCCAATGGGCACGCTGATATTCAAGTGGAATGAAACGCAGATTAAAACCAGTGAAATTCTCGCACTTACCGACCAGAAACCTACGTTCGGGCATCCGTCAGGAAAACGGGCAAACACCCATTGGATCGCTTTCTTCAAAGACAGTATTGGTGAATTGGAGGTGCGTGATGCCAGCAAATGAACTGAAGCTCCAAAGCGGAAGAACCTATCGCGGAAAGCGCCCACGCAACGCGATGGGTTTGGTTAACGACAGAACAATCCTGCATATCGGTGCTACCACCGTGCAATACGACAGCCCATCAGTTTCATTCGGCCGACATTACCCATCAGTAAGCCGCGAGAAGTTTCTGGCGTGGGCTGAGAGGGATGTGACTGAAGAGTTGCCGCCGGGCGAGTTCGCTACATGGCCTATTGGCAGCGCCAGGGAGGTGGGGCGTGGGTAAGCGTAAGAGCAACAGAGCGGCGCGCAGGTTGTTGGGTATGCCGCATTGGCGCAGCAATTCTCAGTTTCAGGCCAAGGAACGCCATACCGGAATGTGGTTCGTCACTCAGACGAATAGTTGGGCGGCGTTCGAGCCATTCTACCTTTCACGGAAAGCAATCGCTGCACAGCGAGCCGAGGCCCAGGAGAAAGCATTATGAGCGTATGCATGGTTGATATTCGAAGACCAAACCAACGGATTCCTGGCGTCGGAATGCCAAATCACACATGGTTTTGCGTGCTGGATATCCCGGGCATGGAAGCGCTGACAGACACGCGAAAATTCTGTGACACGGCTTATGCTACTCCGGCCAAGGCCAAAAAGATGGCTGATTTGGTTGAGGCATGGACTCCGCCGGACGGGTGGTGCAACGGTAACGACAAAGAATGGCACGCCAGAATGAAGGGCTACATCGTCGAGTTCCTTCGCAACTGCAACGGATTCAGAGTGAGGTAACGAGATGGGCAATAAGCTGAGCGAACTGAAAGCGGCCGCAATGGCCGCAACTCCGGGTCCGTGGGACGCAGAACTGAATGAAGTCTGGGTTATGCGTGATGGGACTGCGGATTTCATGCTGACTGATATTTTCGGTGATAACGAACTATCAGCCGAACAGGACCGCGCAAACGCAGCATTCATCGCCGCCGCTAACCCTGCTGTCATTCTCGCCCTGCTGGCAGAGCTGGAAGCGAAGGATAAGCACATCGCCGAGCTGGAAGCCACAGAAATTAAACCGGAAGGATTGGCGCTCATGAGTGAGGCCATTGGAGCGCATGGTTATATCGTCGGATGTCTGGTTCAGGGTCGCCCTGATTTGGCGCTAGAAGAATCGCGTAAATGGGCAGATGCGTTTTCGCAGGCAGCAGAACAACTCAGCAACGTGGAGGATTTATGACAGAGGGTCTGACTATGAGCCAACTGGCGGAGCGTAATGCTGTGCTGGTAACCGAATTAGAAGACGCTAATAAACGCATCGCCGAGCTGGAAGCCATCAGAGCGGACGCATCCCAGGTGTTCAAAGAAATCAGCAACGAGCTGGGCTGCAATCCCGACAACGAGTCGATCATGATGGCTATCGATGAACTGAAAGCCAATCAGATGACAGGCCCGCTGAAAGACGTGTTAAAGCGAAATATCGAGCTGGAAAAGCGGCTGGCTACGCCGGTGCGGTTGCCTGCGGCAAATGACAAATCCCAGGGCTGGACTATCGATCCTGCCTACCTCTCAACTATCGCTGAAAAGGTTGGAAGCTCAGAAGACGAAGGCAATCCATCAATGGAAATCGTCGAGGCGATATTGCTCGCCGCCGGGTTTGCGGTCACCGTAGAGGGGGATGAGTAGGATGGCAATCTTCATTTCATTGCGTTGCGAAGAGCGCGGCGATGGTCGATCACCGTATGGCGGAACTCGATGCTGGTCAGACGATAACAACGATCCGTGGACTATGGCTGATGACACAAAGAAATCGGCTGATGCGTGCATGAGCGAGCTGTTTGCTGAAGCAAAAGAAGCTGGCTGGAAAAAAGTTAATGGCGGCTGGGTTTGCCCAGCCTGCCAAAAGCATATGCAGGGGGAAGCATGACACTAACGACCGAACGCCAGCAGTTTGAAGAGTGGTTTACCAAAAAATACCCGAGAAGCCATTGGGGTATTAAGAAGACGGCTTCTGGCGAGTATCAAGGCGGCCTAACCGCCCAGCTATGGGAGGTGTGGCAGGAAAGTCGAGGGTGCATGGCTAACCGGGAGTCGCAGCCGGTGGGGTTCAGATATCGACATAAGGACACAGTATCATGGCTTTACAACGATTGGCGCTGGCCTGATTCGGTTGAAGCTGAGCAATGCCAGATTGAGTGGCTCTACACCGCCCCGCCAGCAGTGGTGAATGGTCGCACGGTTGATGGCTGGATGACTGAGGCGCTGTTGCAGAAAAAAATAGCTGACGATTTACGCAAGGCAGCGCCAGCAGTGCCGGAGGAAATGACCGGCGATGGCGTACTCACTATGCACGATTGTGGATATATTGAAGGGTGGAACGCCTGCCGCGCCGCAATGTTGGCGGGAGCGCCGAATGGTGGGAATTGACTCACAGACAACCATAATTATACTGTATACATAAACAGTATTTTTATGGTGTGAGTTATGACTACGAAAAACGACATCGGCTATCAGGTCGTTTACCGAGGCGAAACGCTAGAGCATCCCAAAGAAGGCGGCTGGGTGTTCTTCCAGCGCCTGAAGGAATACGGCGGCGGGTACTGGCTAGGGCGCACCTATCACGATCGCTTCGTTCTGGAGTATGATCGGCCCACTTCACTACATGACGGCATCAAATTTATTCTCGAGATGCGCGCTGCAGAGCTAAACTTTGCAACGTTCGATGATGACTTTGAGCTGATATAGGACTGGGCGATGTCATACAACATAGCGGATAAATCACCGGAAGAGCGCGAGAAGGTTAACGTAGATTTGGCGGCGTCAGGCGTGGCGTACAAAGAGCGCATGAATATGCCGATTGTGCCTGCGCAGGTAGAAGAAGAGCAGCCTACGCATCTGCGCGAGTACTTCCGTGAACGCCTGCAGCATTATCGTGGCCAGAGCCACAAATTCCCAGGGCCGAACGACCCGCGCTATCAGCAGATGGCAGATGCAAACGGCAAGAAATAAAATAAGGACATACACTATGAGAATTAAAATTAATTGGAATGGTATGATTTTTGATGGAGAGTTACAACGCTCTGTTCAGAATGATGAAAGAGGCACTAAGATATTGACAAAAATAACCATTCCAAAAACAGAGGACAGCATCAATGCTTTCATTATGTGGCCAGTAAAACAGAATGTTAGTTTTGAATGCCACCCAGATGGAACTGGTGAATACTCTTTAGCTAGTGAAACTGCGACATCATACATATTTGAATAGCAGAAAAAACCGCAACCCAAGCCTCGCATTCGCGGGGTTTTTTATTACCTGAATCCTCTATAAGAGGCACACCTATGGACACTATCAGCGTCAGGATTCCCCGCGCCTATTTCACGGACGGGCGCGTTAGCACGGATGCATTGCAGCAGAAACTTCATCAAGCACTGTGGGAGCGTACCGGAGTGATGCCTGCTCCTGTTCGGGTATTCCTGCATGAAGGTCAAGCAATCATGGCATCCGGCTGCGGCGCTGATGATGTCGAGAGCATTTTAGGATTAGGAGTTAAACATGGCTGACATCATCGACAACGCACAAGAGCAAGAAGAACTGATTATCCTCGCCGCCTTATCCAACCGGCCAAAGCCGTCAATGGTATTTACTGGCCGCTGTTATTGGTGTGGAGAGACCATCAGCAAAGGAAATTTCTGCCTCGGCGATAGCTGTGCAGAAGACTACGAACGCAGGATAAAAGCAGACAGGCAACGAGGTGTCGCATGAGAACAAAACAAAGCGCCCTGCTCATCTTTGATGGCCGCATGATAACCATCTATCTCGGCGCGGCTGATGATGAAGAATATGCAGGCAAGATGGCGATTATTGAGCAGATCGTTAAACCAGGCGTGAAGCTAATAGCTGAACAATCAACTCTCGCTTCACATACTCCGGCAAACATCACAATCCAGTAGGTGCCAATGGACAAATACAGCCTTTCACGAAGTGAGGCCTGTAACTTCCTTGGCATCTCAGCACCCACGCTGACGAGCTGGATACGCTCAGGAAGACTGCAGGCAACAAGAAAAGACCCATCAAAAACCAAATCCCCCTACCTAATCACTCGCCAAGCCTGTATTGCCGCGCTTAACAATCCGATCCACACTGTGCCGGTGAGCGCGGATGATGCACATGAGGAGAAAGCAGCATGTCATTATTCCGCCGAGGGGAAACCTGGTACGGCAGTTACACGTCGCCAAGCGGCAAAAGAATTAAGGAGTCGCTTGGGACTAAGGACAGACGCCAAGCGCAGGAGTTGCACGACCGCAGAAAAGCTGAACTTTGGAGAATAGACCGATTGGGAGACTTCCCTGAGGTCACATTTGAAGAGGCGTGCTTACGCTGGCTGGAAGAGAAAGCGCACAAGAAATCACTCGATGCAGACAAGGGTCGGATCGGATTCTGGCTCATGCATTTTGAAGGGGTTTTGCTGAAGGACATTACTGAGGCAAAGATTTATACAGCAGTCAGCAGGATGACGAACAGGAAGGCAGAAGAACGGTGGGCATTAAGAGCGGAAGCTCTTGCCAGGAAGGGAATTGCGATTGAGCCACGGAAGGCTGAGCCTGTATCTACTTCAACCAAGGCCAAGCACCTGGCGCTGATGAAAGCGCTAATGCGTGCTGCAGAGCGCGATTGGAAGTGGATAGAGAAGTCACCAGTTATCAAGGTGCCACAGGAAAGGAATAAGCGAGTCAGGTGGCTTGAGCCCGCACAGGCGCAGCGACTTATTGATGAGTGTCCTGAGCCGCTTAAATCCACCGTGGAATTCGCGCTGACTACTGGCCTTCGCCGGTCGAACATCATCGAGCTCGCATGGTCGCAGATCGACATGCAGAGGAAGGTAGCCTGGATTTATCCGGAGGATAGCAAGTCAGGCCGGGCAATTGGCGTAGCTCTAAACGACACCGCTTGCGCCGTTCTGCGGAGACAAATTGGAAATCATCATCGCTGGGTGTTCGTTCACAAAGACCCGGCGAGGAAAATGCGAGTCGATTCTAACACTGCGTGGCGCGCGGCGTTAAGACGAGCTGGCATTGATGATTTCCGTTTTCATGATTTGCGACATACCTGGGCGAGCTGGCTGATCCAATCCGGGGTGCCGCTTTCTGCACTTCAGGAAATGGGAGGCTGGGAGAGCATAGAAATGGTACAGCGATATGCCCACCTTGCGCCTAGCCACCTAACTGAGCATGCGAGGCAAATTGATGCGATTTTCGGAGGTTTAGTCCCAAATCTGTCCCATGATGAAATTGGAAAGACGGGATGAAAGGCGTAACTCATTGATACTTAATGGCACGCCCTATAGGATTCGAACCTATGACCTACGGCTTAGAAG